GGGTTTTCTACTGTATTAGGATCTATCTCTCTGTCAAATCCCATGCCAGTGTTACTTCTAAATGTACTATCATCCTGATTACCTTCAGTTTTAACTCCATCTGTTCCATCTGTTCCATCTGTTCCATCTGTTCCAGTTGTTTCAGTTGTGCTGCTGTCAAGTTGACTTTTGTAATAGGCATCCGTAGAAGCTCTATTTCCAAAATCAGGGTCAGGTGCCATTCCAAGTCGAACATCTGATCCTGAGCGATTAGCTAAAGCCATTCCAAAATCTCTATCAACTTGATCTAACATACTTAAAGGTATAGCCCCAACACTAGCGGCCTCAACTCCTTCGCGTCCTTCTTTTTTAAAAATATCTTTAACATTTTGTCCGCCCATAGTGAAATTAGCAGAATGTATTTTTCCTGATTTGGTATCGGCTCTTCGAACAGTAGGATTTAACATAGCTAGTTCACCTGATTCTGGATCTAAGCCATAGTTAACTTCTCCAGAAACCCATTTATTTTTACCTAAATAGGTTTGAGATAATCCTGTTTGATTAAGGTAGCGAGTAGTTTCGTCATCCCCAAACATTTTATAGATGTCACTAACTCCTATTCCTCTTCCGCCACGTCCTTCTATTTTGGCTTGAAAGTCTTCATCGGTTACATACTGCTTAAACTTAGCAACATCGCCTTGAAAAAATTTATTATCTTTTAATTTTGCAGACAGTTCTGCGTCATTTAAACCTTTATACGCAGAAACTGTATTTTGTAATTTATTTTTAAACTGTCCTCTAGTTTGATTTTGAAATAAAGCTGCTTTTTTATCTTCGTCTGTAGCCCCCATTTTTCTTATAGCCGCAGTCCTACCTGTAGGGTCATTTGCTTGCTCTAAAATTTGTCCTAAACCGCTTGCTAGTTGTGATAATACATTTGCCATATTAATTACCTATAAAAATGAAGCTAGAGCACTGCCTAACTTACTTACAAAGCCTATACTTTGTTGTTTGTGGGCTGTCTTAGCATTTGAAAAAGCCATATTACGTTGGGCTTGCATTTGTGAAGAATTTAATAAGCCACTCGTAGCACTATTATATACCCCCTGCCCAATATTAAATAAGCTTCCTACTAACTGCTGGTTTGCATCTCTTTGTGCTAAACGAGCATTATTCGTACCACCTGCTAGATTTAAAGAAGTTTGCCGTTGCATAGTTCGTTCATCTTCTGTTCTTTCTGCACCTGTTTGTTGGTATCCATAACGCTGTCTATTACGTTCGGCTGTACCTTCTGCTATTTGAGTTTGGTTCGCTACAGTCTCTGGAACTGCATCTATTATAGAGGTGTCATTTCTAGCGTCTACTAAAGCGCTTTCATAATCACTAAAATCTGTGACAAACCGTTCATGTTGTTCTGTTAAAAAATCTGCCATTTCTGTTTTAGGGTCACCTATAGGCATCGCATCTACAGAGTAATTATTTTTAGTGTTTTCAAAATTTAAAGTACCTATAGACTTATTATTAGTAGGACGGGTAGGCATTGCAGAAGTTGCAGCAGCATTTGCTGCTTTACGTCTAGCTCTACGCTCTTGTCTAGTCGCATCTGGACCTCTAACAATTGCTTCTTCTGGTTCTTTCCCACCGTATACCATTATATTTTTACCCTATACGAAATAATTTTGATTATTATTAATACTAGCTAAATCAAATTGTGACTTATTTAGGTTTACACTTTGACCCCCACCTACACTGCCCGGTGCTGACAAATCAGTACTTGCCATTTGTTGTGTTGGAGAAAATTTACCTGCTAGTGCAGAGCCTCCTGCTAATGCTATATTAAAAGCCGCTTGACGTCTCGCCATACGTATTTTGTTTTGATTGGTTGCTTTGTTTACATTTTCTGCCAGTTGAACTCTAGCTGCTTGCCCCAAAGCAGTACTAGTATTTCCTTCTTGCCCTCTAGCAGCAGCTAATACTCCAGTTTGTTCCCCTCTTTTGGCAGTGAGTGCTTGAGTTCTTGCTCCTAATATATTGGAGACTGCGGCTGTTGCTTTTTCTGCGCTTTGCCCAATTGCTTTTGCCATGCTTATATCTAAACCTGCCCCCATTTGCTGTTGCATGTCTGCATTAGCTCTACCTACAAATGTAGATTCTACATCTTCAGTTGCAGCTTTATCCCGCATTTCTTTTAACAGAGGGTTATATAACCTATTAAACTCTCCTTTATCTGCTATCGCTATACGAGTAGCAGTATTTTCTAATTCATCTGGAGCGTAATCTGCCGCTGTTGGCCCTCTTGTTTTACTGCCCATCGCTTTTTACCTCTCTTGTATATATTGTGGCTTCTTGTTTCCAGCCATTAGCACTTAAATATTGACCTAGTTCGGGAATTGCCGATTGAGCCTCAATGAACCTGCATTTACAGTATTTAGCTACGCCCTCAAACCAATCTATATGATCTAGCCAGTTATGTTTACCATGTTCATGCATATGAGCAACCCAAACTACTAGTACTTTTTCTTTGGTAAAAGGGTCTTCTTGTACTGTGAGTACAACAAACCCTAAACCAGAAGTAAATAACATAGACTTACCAGTGGAACACTCAGAAAAAACATCTTCAGGCATGTAAGTTAAATGAGGGTTTTGCTTCAGTACAAACTCTATACCAGGCTTAACCATATCCCAACAATGACGTATGTCAGAAAACTCAGGGACATCAAATTTTTTACGCAAAGGCACAACAGTAGCAGTCATTAGTAATCAAGCTCCATTCCATATTTTTTATAACGCTTACGTTTAGTAAGGCCCACACCTCTGTACTTAACTAATCTACGTACACCTAGATCTCCTCCACGTGCGCGTAGTTCAGCTTCAGCAATTTGTTGGTTAAATAACCCTAGGTAATCTGCAGAAGCATACATATCACTCCATGCTCTAGAAGGCATACGTAATAGTCTGTACAAAGTGCCGTACAAAATACCATCTCTGTAATCACTAGAGAACGCTGTACTTATAGTAGAAGCAGTTCTAGTAGGTTTAAGAGCCACGGACAATTGTATGGCATTAGCTAAAGTAGAATTAGGTATAGGTATTAACCAAAATTTGTCTGCATCTTTTTGTAAGTATACTTTTGGCATACTAGATCTATCTCTCCAATCAGGAAAATTAAGCTCTAAACTTCTAGGGCTTATTGGATCTAAATCATCACCATCATATATAGCCCATAAAATACTGTGTACAGAAGTACCTATGGGTTGATCAAAGTCGTACTCATACGTACCTGAAGCAGTAGTTATAGGGTCTAAGTCTTTTACAAAAGCTTTGCTTTTTTCACAAAACTCAATTGTTGCAGCTCGTAAGTTAGATTTAACTAACGTTTCAGGACATCCTGGTACGTAAGGTAAAATTTCTTTAACGAGGGAATCAAAAGTAGCCATCTATTATACTCCCGGAGGCATAGGTGTTTGTGGAGCAGAAGAAATTGGCATACCAATAGGATCTTGGTTTGGACTAAGCGCAAATTGTACTTTGCCCCCTGCTCCAACACTTGCCATAAATACTTGATAGTGACCACCTGCTCTTTGCGCGTTGCCTGCAAACTCTGCTTCTTTCATAAAGCATCTATACAACACATAATCTACTATAGCGTTACCATAAATATCATCTATGTATATAGTAGCACTAGTATTAGCTAGGTCAGTTGGATTTCTAGAAGTAACAATCTCTAAAAACGTACTTGTAGTTGAAGCTCCTGGATACACATAGAACTTACGCGGGTCATCTTCATCAAACATGTAGTGTTTTACGGTAGTAGTATGAGTAGAATCTCCAGTTACAGTTGGATCATGCCAATTAGGTTCTTGTGCATCAATAATATCAGTGTCTACTAAAGTAACTGCACGTTTGCCTGTTGCACTACTTCCTGCAGCAGACATATTACGTACAACTTTTATTAGCCGCAATGCGGTAGTTGGAATAGACTGTTCCGTACCTACAACTAACGCCACATTAGAATGATCTGCAGCCGCTTCGGGTCTGAAATTTACAATTTCTCTTTGTGCGTCGTTTATATAACGAAGTAGTTCTGCTTCAGGCCAACGTACATTTGTTGAGTCTTGTAAAGCGTCTTCTATACGTAATATTAAATTAGCGCCTGTTAATGTACCTGCCATGTCTTACCTTTTAAATATTATTCCTTTTCTGCAACGTCTACTTCAATAAAAGCTTCGTTTACATCAGGAGTGTTAGTTTTTTTATTCGTTTTCTTCTTAGCTTTCTTCTTACTAACAGGCTTAGGTGCTGCTACTACTTCTTTATCTTCTACTGCACCTTGTGCTAAAGCTTGATAGCCTAAATCATCACCAACTTCACGTACTTCGCCTGCTTTTAAAAATATAGCGGCTCCCCATGTTGTAGTAATGTGTAAATCTTTATTTGCTTTAATCTTCATTGCTTTCCCTCCCAGGAAAAATAAAGGAAGGGTGGCCCCTAAGGACCACCACTACC